AACAGGTAATCCACCATCGATAAAAGCTACTGGTGGTGATACTAATATTGATTTTAATATAAGTGCAAAAGGCACAGGACATATAACTGTTTTAGGTGATACTAATGCAGGTGCTATACAATTTAACTGTGAATCTAATTCCCACGGCCAAATATTAAAATCTCAACCACATTCAGCAGCTGTTACAAATGTAATGTTGTTACCAGACGGTGCTGATTCAACTTTAGTATCTCTTGTTGCAACACAAACTTTAACAAACAAAACTTTAACTACACCCGTAATTGCAGAAATAGATTCAGGTTCTACTATTACACTTGATGCAACAACAGATATTATTCTTGATGCAGATGGTGATAATATTACCATGAAAGCAGCAGGCACAACTGTTCTTGATTTTGTATTAAACGGAGCAACAGATGTAACTTTAGATGCACCAGGTGATCTTAAATTTGATGCAGATGGTGGTGATTTTAATTTTTTAGATGGTGGCACAGAAATTTTAAGAATATCTAACTCATCAAGCGATGTTATAATTAGACCGGTTGTTGATGCTAAAGATATTATATTTCAACAAGCAGATGGAACAGAAGTAGCTAGAATAGAAGACAATGCTACTTTTAATGTTGTAACAGGTAAACTAGCTATAAATGGCACAGCTATTACATCAACAGCAGCAGAACTTAATTTACTAGACGGAGTTTCTGGACTAGTACAAGCAGATTTAACTAAATTAGCCGCTGTAGATTCTACAGCAGCAGAGCTTAATATTGTAGATGGTGGTACATCAGCAACAAGCACAACTTTAGTTGATGCAGACAGATTTGTAACAAACGATAATGGAACAATGGTACAAGTAGCTTTATCGGATCTTAAAACATATTTAAATAGCGCTGGATATGTAACAGATGACCCGACAGCTCTTGCAATTGCACTCGGCTAGGTATATAAAGATAATTTTTAGGAGGATATATGGCAAACACGTTTAAAGTAGTGACTTTCGCAGCAGAACCTGCTAGTGCCGGCACCGCATACAAAATGTATACGGTGGCTGGATCGACTACTACAGTAGTATTAGGTTTAATACTTACTAACATACATTCGTCTGCAGTAACTGTAGAGGTAGAACTTGTTAGTGATACAGGCAGTAGAGGTGGAGCGAATAACGTTAGTAATGGAACATCATTTTTAGCAAAGGACGTAAATATTCCCGCGGGTTCGAGTTTGGAGCTTTTGTCGGGCGGTAAGGTAGTTTTAGAAACTACTGACGAGATAAAAATTGATTGTTCAGTTGCGGATAAAATTTCAGGAACACTGTCTATAATGGAGATAACGTAAGATGTCTTATATTGGACAAGAGCCGTCTCAAGTTGTTCTTACAGCATCAGATATTGCTGATGATTTAATTACGTCTGCTAAATTAAATTATGCTGAATCTACACTAACAGATCAAGCAACAGTTACTTGGGATGCTTCAACACAAGATGTATGTAAATTAACTTTAGGTGGTAATAGAACATTAGCAGCTGCTTCTAATGGAACTACTGGTCAGTTTATATCTATACTTGTTATTCAAGATGGAACAGGATCAAGAACTTTAACATGGAATGCCGTGTACGAATTTGCCGCAGACACAGCTCCAACATTAACTACAACAGCAGCAAAGGGAGATGTATTTGTCTTTAGATACAACGGGAGTAAATGGTTAGAAATTGGTAGAAACCAAAATTTAACATTAAGTTAATATTATGTATGCATTAGTAGAATCAGGATCAGTTACAAAAATATTCCCTTATCCAAAAGGGTTTGAACTTAATGGCAATCAATATTCACCAGATATATTTAGTAAATGGACTAAAAATGAAAAAGAAGCAATAGGTATTTACGAAGTTGAAACAAATAATACAAATTTTAAAAATGATAAATGGTATATTAATACTAATGAGTCATATACATTTGGTAGTGGTAAAGTAACTAGAGCATGGGGTACAGCTACGGCTAAAGCACATGCAGATACTTTATGGACATCTCAAGATAAAACAGATGGTAAAATACCAGCAGGTAAAGATGTCGGTGATGTTGCAGTTAAAGGTTTAAAAACAGTATTAATAGAAGATATAAAAAAACAAGCAGCTGGAGAACTTCAAAGAACAGATTGGTATATAATAAGAAAAGCAGATGCAGGTACAGCAGTACCATCATCTATTACAACACATAGAGCAGCAGTAAGAACAAAAGCTGCTGAAATGGAAACAGCTATTACAAATGCTAGTGACACACCAGCTTTAGAAACTTTATGTACTTATGTAAATACAGCAGATGAAGGAGATCCAGTAGTTATTGAAAGACCATTAGGTGATTTGCCAAGATTGGAGGTTTAATGCCAATTAATAGTTTTCTTTATCCAGGACCAAGTAATTCTAATCCTTATCTAGTAGATAACTCTTTAAGATTTAATAGTGGAAGTAGTGATTATTTAAGTAAATCAGCTTCTTCAGGAAATACACAAACAGCAACTTTTAGTGCTTGGATAAAAAAAGCAACAAACGGAACAACAAATAGAATTTTTACAGGTTTTATAGATTCAAACAATTTTACAAATATTTATTTTAGAAGCACGAATGACGAATTAGTAATATTACATCAAGATAGTGGAAGTAATACTATAGACTTGAAAACAGCTATGGACTTTAAAGATCCTAGTGCTTGGTTCCATATAGTAGTTGCTTTTGATTTAAGTAATGGAACAGAGGCAGATAGAGTTAAAATTTATGCTAATGGAGTCCAATTAACAAATTTTGATACAGCAACATATCCTTCAAATAGTGATACAATAGATCTTAATAATTCTTCTGCAACTAATAATCTGGGACTTACAGATGGGACTTATTTTAGTGGATATATGGCAGAAGTTTGTCTAATTGATGGAACTGCTTATGCTGCTTCTAACTTTGGAGAATTTGATTCTGATACTCCGACAATTTGGAAACCAAAAGATGTATCAGGATTAACTTTTGGTACGAATGGTTTTTACTTGCAGTTTAAACAAACAGGAACAAGTGCAAATAGTAGTGGTATTGGTGCAGACACTTCAGGAAATGATAGTCATTTTACAGTTAATAACCTTACAGCAGTGGATCAAAGTACGGATACTTGCACAAATAATTTTGCAACTATGAATCCTTTGGCTGTTACAAACGCTGGTAATACTTTTACTGAAGGAAATTTAAAAATTACAACAACTTCAGGTGCTTCTTCTTATAATCAAGCTACTATAGGTGTATCTTCAGGAAAATGGTATTGGGAAATTAAATATGTATCAGATACAGATGGCTCTAATAATTATGCTAGAATAGGAATAGCAGATATTAATCCACCTAATACAGGTGGATTAGGAGAAACTGAAGGAATTGCCTATGAAGCAATTAATGGAAAATATAAAATTAGAGGTTCAGCTACTTCTTATGGAGATACTTACGCACCGGGAGATATAATATCAGTTGCTTTAAATTTAGACGATAATGAATTAATTTTTTATAAAAATGGAACTGCACAAAATAGTGGAACTGCAATTGATATTTCAAGTTATACCTCTAAAACAGGATTTTGGCATCCAGCATTTAATTATGATGATGGCTCAAATAGTGGAGTATTTGAAGCAAATTTTGGTTCTCCATCTTTTGCAATCTCATCAGGTAACGCAGATGCTAATGGTTATGGCAATTTTGAATACAGCGTTCCCACAAATTATTATTCGTTGTGTACAAAAAATCTTGCGGAGTTTGGAGGTTAAATGGCTGTTTATACATCAATAGACGATCCAGAAGAACATTTTAAAACAGTAATTTTTACAGGCGATGGCTCTGATAATAGAGCAATTACTGTTGGCTTTCAGCCTGATTTAGTATTTTGTAGGCAAAGAACAGATGCTACTGGTGGGTATGTGGTAGATGTTATTAGAGGAAATAATGCGGCATTGCAATTTACAAATACTAATCAAGAAGGAACTTTTGCTAGTATGACATTTGAATCTAATGGAATTACAGTTTCAGGAAATGAAAATTTAAATAATGAAAATGCACATAATTACGTAGTATGGAATTGGAAAGCAGGAGGTTCAGGTGCATCTAATACATCTGGAGATATAAACTCAACAGTTAGTGCTAATACTACAAGTGGGTTTAGTATTGTTAAATGGACAGGATCTAGTGATGCTAGTGGCGCAACAATTGCACATGGGTTATCTGCAGTTCCAAAATTTATTATTGCAAAAGAATATGATAATAATGGAAACAATTTTGTAGTTTATCATTATAATACAGGTGCTGGTGGTTATTTGCAATTAAATTCTACTGCTACTACAGCATCAAGTTCTATAATGTGGGGAAATACAGTACCATCAAGTTCTGTATTTACAGTAGCAAACGATAGTCAAACTAATGCTACTGGATCAAGTTTTATAGCTTACTGTTTTGCAGACAAACAAGGTTTTAGTAATTTTGGTACATACGAAGGCAATAATAGTGCCAATGGAACTTTTGTTTATACAGGATTTAAACCAGCTTTTGTTTTAATAAAAGATGTTGATGCTACAAACAACTGGGGAATTGTAGATAATAAAAGAGCTAATTCGTTTAATGAAATTTCTGCTATGATAAATCCTAATGCAGCTAATTCAGAAGGAGCTAATAATGAGGTAGATTTTTTATCCAATGGTTTTAAATGGAGAAGCACTGATGGAAATTCTAACGCTGCTGAAACATACGTATATGCAGCCTTTGCAGAAGCACCTTTCGTAAACTCTAATGGAGTGCCTTGCAATGCTAGATAAAATGAATTATAAACAAGAAAAAAGGAGCATGAAATGTACATAGGCAAGCAGCCCGTTGTGGGCAATTTCCAAGTTTGTGATGCAATTACAGTAGTAAACGGACAAGCCGCATACACTATGCAAGTATCCTCTGCTAATGTGGAGCCAGAAAACGCTAATCACATGCTGGTTAGTTTAAATGGTATCCTACAAAAACCCGGATCATCCTTCACTATTTCAGGGGCCACGATCACGTTCGCCTCGAATCTCGCTACGGGTGACTCCATCGATTTTATAATCTTGTTAGGTAACGTGCTCGACATTGGGACACCTTCGGATGGAACCGTGACAAACGCAAAATTAGCTCAAGATATTATTTCTGGAGAAACAGAATTGGCAACAGCACCAGCAGCAACTGATGAGTTTTTAGTTTCAGATGCTGGTGTACTTAAAAGAGTAGATGCGTCTTTAGTTGGTCGAGGAAAAATTTTACAGGTGGTTAATGCAACTGTTGGATCAACAGCGTTATCAAATACAGATGATTACATTGGTGCTGGTGCTAGTATTACTCCATCAGCAACTTCAAGTAAAATTCAAATTTTTGTAGATGGTTATGTAGAACAGACAAGTGGTGCTGCTGGAAATTACGCTGAATTACAATTAAGAGAGGGTACTACAGCTATAACAACTTTAAACGATGCAATTACCTATCAATATACAGTAGGAGCAAGAATACCTTTTTCAATAAATTTTACAAGATCACCAAGTACCACAAGTGAAGTTCAATACAGGCTTTATCATAATGAACAAAGTGGAGGTGCAAATTATAATTATCGCCAACAAGCATGGACATTAATGGAGGTCGCTGGATAATGATTTCAAAAGCTATATTAAAAATAAATCCATCAGCAAGTTTTATTCTTGAAGATGATGATATTAATAAAATAACTTGGAAAGATGGTACAACACCTATTTCTAAAACTGATATAGAAGCTAAAATAGCAGAGTTACCTACTGAAGAAGAAGAAGCTACTGCTAGAGAAAACAAAAAAGCATCAGGTAAACAAAAATTAAAAAATCTTGGATTGGATGATGATGAGATAAAAGCATTGATGGGGGCATAACATGTCAATCAATGTATGCAATGACAGATCCATGGCATCCATTACCAGTTTTCCTTCAGGAGTCACTGGTAGTAGTTTAACATTATTATCTACAGTAACAGCTAGTTCAAGTGCTAATTTAGATTTTACTAGCAGTATAGATTCTACATATAAAGAATATATTTTTAAATATATTGATATTCATCCAGCTAGTAATGCACAATTAACAGTTAATTTTAGAGATGGTGGTAGTAATTTTGATGCAACCAAAACAACATCAGTTTTTAATCCATATCACAATGAAGCTGGTACTTATGGCAATATTTATAGAACTGCTTGGGATTTAGCACAAAGCACTTCAGATCAGATTATAGCTCAAGAAGCAGGTAATGCTAATGATGAATCTAGTAGTGGAACTTTATACTTATTTGATCCATCGAATACTACTTTTGTAAAACATTTTATAGGAATAACAACATACTCTCAACATATTGGTGGGAATGATGCTTCTTTTCAAGTTTATTATGCTGGTTATTGTAATGTAACAGCTGCAATAGATGGTGTAAGATTTAAAATGAGTTCTGGTAACATAGATGCTGGAACAATTAAAATGTATGGAGTTTCGTAATGTCAATTGTAACTTATAACAACAGAAGCATTAGAAATATTTCAGCTATACCTGGGGCAGTTAAATCATTAACACATATTAAAACTTTAACTGCTAGTGGTCAAGCTACTTTTAATTTTGTAAATGGTAGCAGTGATGTAGTTTTAGATTCTACTTATCCAATTTATGTATTTAAATTAATTAATATACACCCAAGCGCTAACTCTAGAATAGAATTAAGAGGAAGCACAGATACAGGTTCAAATTACACTGCAACAATTACATCTACTTGTTTTAGAGCTTATCATGATGAAGCTGATAGTGATACATCTTACGCTTACGACACAGGTTCAGATGCAGCTCAAGCAAATTTTGTTGATCTTATAAATGCTAGTACAGGAACTGATAATGATCAAAGTGGAGTTGCAACCATGTATTTATTTAATCCATCTTCTACAACTTTTGTAAAACATTTTATATTTGAAACGCAAGGATATGCTGCAAATGACTATACTATAAACTCTTATGGTGCAGGTTATTTTAATACAACATCAGCAATAGATGCAATTCAATTTAAATCAGAAAATGGAAATTCAGATTCTGGAACATTTAAAATGTATGGATTAAAGGATTCATAATGAGCATAGTTACACTTAATGATAGAGGAGTTAGATCGGTTACAACCTTTGGGTCTTTGCATACTGGATCTATGGTGTTTATTAAAAAACTAACTGCTTCTAGTTCTGCTACTTTATCTTTTGTTGATGGAACAAGCGATGTTGTTCTTGATGATACTTATAAGGAATATTTATTTACATTTAAAGATATTCATCCAGCCACAGATGCTGCTGAATTAACTTTTCAAGCAAATGTTGCTGGTGGAAGTGGTTATAATGAAACTATTACTTCTACATATTTTAGAGCAGTACATGATGAAGCCGATTCAGTTAATACTTTAAGTTATGATGCTAATAGAGACCAAACCCAAGCAACAGGATTTCAAGAAGTCGCATCTGATATAGGAAACGAAAATGATCAATCAGCAAGTGGTTATTTACATTTATTTAATCCATCTAATACAACATTTGTTAAACATTTTATTTTAAGAACTAGTGTTTATATAGCTGATACAGGTTCTAGAGATCAGCATGTTTCTGGTTATTTTAATACAACATCTGCAATAGACGAAATACAATTTAAAATGTCATCCGGCAACATAGATGCTGGAGATATTTGCCTTTACGGAATTCTATAAAAATGATACATAAATTAAAAGGAGAAAACTATGCCAAGATTTCATAACATAAACGGTAACACAGTGCAGTTTACAGCAGCTGAAGAAACAGCTAGAGACGCTGAAGAAAAAGCATGGTCAGATGCTGCCCCTGCTAGAGCTTTAGCTAATTTAAGAGCTAAAAGAAATAGATTATTAGCTGATACTGATTATCTTGCTTTGTCTGATAATACTCTATCTGACGATATGAAAACATATCGTAAAGATTTAAGAGATTTACCAGCGGGTAAAGATACTGTTGAAAAATGTGAAAATGCTACGTGGCCAACTAAACCGTAGTAGAGCATAGGAATACACTATGTTACAAAAAGTACAGTTTGCACCTGGATTTAATAAACAAGTTACAGCAACCGGTGGCGAAGGCCAATGGGTTAATGGTGACAATGTTAGGTTTAGATATGGCACACCTGAAAAAATAGGTGGTTGGGCACAATTAGGTTCTATTGAATTAACTGGACGTAACACAGCTATTCATCATTTTGTAAATGCTTCAGGTATTAAGTATGCAGCGTTAGGTACAAATAGAATATTATATGCATACTCTGGTGGTATTTTTTATGACATACATCCAATCAAAACTACAACAACTTTAACATCAGCTTTTACAACAACTAACGGCTCTGCAGTTGTAACATTAACTTTTTCATCTGCTCATAATATGAGTGCGGGTGATATTATATTATTAGATAGTTTTACAAGTATTACAAATTCTAATTTTTCATCTGGTGATTTTACAGACAAAAAATTTATGGTAACAAGTATACCAACTGATACAACCATAACTATCACTATGTCTTCTAACGAATCAGGGTCAGGTGCATCTACATCTGGTGGTATTAGAGTAAAACATTATTATCCTGTAGGACCAGCAGTTGAAACAGCAACAACAGGTTGGGGCCTTGGATCATGGGGTGGTGTAAAACAAGGACAGTTTACATCAACACTATCATCAGGAATAAATGCATCAGTTACAAGTTTAACTATGGCTAGTTCTACATCATTTGCATCATCAGGAACAGTTATTATAGGTTCAGAATTAATTACTTATACAGGAAATAGTGGTGGGACTTTATCTGGATTAACAAGAGGTGCTAATGGCACAACAGCAGCAACACATTCTTCGGGTGCAACCGTTACAGATGCATCTAATTATTTTGCATGGAACGCTGCAGCATCTGGAGATATTGTAACAGCACCAGGTTTATGGTCATTAGATAATTTTGGTAACAAACTTATTGCAACTATATTTGGTGGAGAAACTTTTGAATGGGATTCTGATCCAACAGGTGCAACATCAACTAGAGCAACAATTTTAGCTAATGCTCCAACATCATCTAGTTTTAGTTTAGTATCTACACCGGACAGGCACTTAATATTTTTTGGAACAGAAACAACTATTGGAACATCTAGTACAAGAGATGAAATGTTTATAAGATTTTCAGATCAAGAATCTATTAATGAAACAACGTCTTATGCACCTAGTGCAATTAACACTGCAGGTACACAAAGACTTGCAGATGGATCAAAAATTGTTGGAGCGATTAGAGGACGGGATGCTATTTATGTTTGGACTGATACTGCATTATTTATTATGCGTTTTGTGGGATCGCCTTTTACGTTTTCATTTCAACAAGTAGGTACAAACTGTGGATTGATAGGAAAAAATGCAGCGGTTGAGGTTGATGGTACTGCGTATTGGATGTCAGAAAATGGTTTCTTTAGATACACAGGTAAACTAGAATCATTACCATGTTTAGTTGAAGATCATGTTTATGATGATATTAATACAATTCCAAAACAACACATTAACGCAGGATTAAATAACTTGTTTGGAGAAGTAATGTGGTTTTATCCTAACTCTGGATCAAATACAGTTAACAGAATGGTTTGTTATAATTATTTAGACTCAACACCAGAACGTCCTGTGTGGACAACTGGAACTCTTGCTCGAACATCATGGCAAGACTCTGCTGTATTTGGTAAACCTCATGCAACAGAGTATGATACAAGTTCTAATGGCACATCTGGAAGCGCTACTTTTGTTCAAGGAAATACTGATGGTGTTAGTTATTATTATGAACACGAAACAGGTTTAGATCAAATAAGAGAAGGTGCAACTTCATCTATTACTGCAAATATAGAATCTGGTGATTTTGATATAGGTAATCAAGGATTACAAGGTGATGGTGAATTTATGATGAAAATAAGAAGAGTGTTACCAGACTTTTTATCACAAACAGGAGACACTAGAATTACATTAAATTTAAGAGATTTTCCTAATCAAACACAAGCTAGTTCTACATTGGGTCCTTTTACTATATCGAGTTCTACAAATAAAGTAGACACACGGGCAAGAGCTAGATCAATATCTTTAAAAGTAGATAACACAAGCACAAGTCAATTTTGGAAACTAGGAACATTTAGATTAGATATACAACCAGATGGTAGAAGATAATGGCAAGAATAGTACAAGCATTAACACAACCTAATAAAGAATATGATCAACAAATACAACAATCGTTTGTAAGAGATGTAGATAGTATTGTGCAAAAATTAAACACAACCTATCAACAAGATTTAAAAGAAGAAGCAGAAGCGGAGGCATATTTCCTTGGCTAATACATTTGTAAATAAAAAAGTAGATTTAACTACAACAAGTGTTACGACATTATATACGGTGCCGTCAGCTACAACGTCTATTATAAAATCAATAATAGTGTCAGAAGATTCAGGAAACTCTGATACTATAACAGTAACTATTACAGACACATCTAGCAATATATTTAGTTTATTTAAAACTAAAACAATATCTGCAAATGGGACCACGGAACTATTAACAGCGCCTCTTGTATTAGAGGAAAGCGAAATACTAAAAGTAACAGCTGCTACGGCAAATAGACTACATGTGGTCTTATCTGCTCTAGAAGTTAAAAAAAGAACTGTTACAACATAGCTTGATTTACTTGACAAAAACAAGTAATATAAGAAACCCACAGGTTAAAATCCTGCTTTTAAACTAACTTAAAAAATTATATGAAAACAGGATTAGACTCATTAGATACAGGCGCGCCAAGGATTACTTATTCAGGTAATGAAGGACCTAAACCACCAATGAAAATGGCTGGACCAGATAGATACTTTAAAATTTTAGAATTTAAAATTAATGAATTAGAGGGTGAACTTGGTAGAGATTTAACTGACGAAGAGTATGAAGCAGTAAGTGAAGAAGCTTACGAAGAATTTAATTTTGGTGCTAGAGCACCGCAAGGAATTGAAAGTATAAAAATGGCTAGTTATAGACCAGGTAAATATGACCCTGAAGATATTGAAATGTACGAACAGTACAAATACGACATGGAAGAACAAAAACCTGGAATGCCTATTATGGAAATAGATGAATTTTTAAGATTAGAAAAAGAACGAGCAAGAATTGGAGTTGCAAATGGTGGAATTGCTATGCAGGGTAGTAAGAAACCTGTCGTACAAGGTGGCGTAGATAATTATCTTGGTGATCAGCCACAAGTTGTTGTTCCTAGAAATTGGCAATCAGGTCCTGATAAACCACCTACAGAATTAGCATACATTACAGAAGCAGAGAAAAAATTATTATTAAAAGAAGATATACACGGATCATTAAAAGATGGACCTAACGAAGGTCCTGCAGGTATTATGTCACTAGATAGTTTTGGTGATATAAGTGGTGGTCAATCTGGTGCAGATTACGATTCAGATCCAGGAGGAACAAAAAGTGGTGCAGGAACTTATGGAGGTGGAGGTGAAGATAGTAAAAGACCAGATAGAACTAACCCTAATTTAAATACAAGATCTACAGCATTTACTCAAACAAATAATTTTACAACAGAAGTAGATGATAAACTATTTGGTCCAACTACTTCAACAACTTCAACAGATCCCATGGACATCAAAGAACAATATAGAGTAGGTAATTTAGCAGATGAAGGAGATATGTTTATGTCTAAACCTAATGTTACTTTTGACGCTCCTTATATGTCAAAAAAATTAGAAGAAAAAAGACAAAAAAATATAGATGATGCCGAAGCTTTAGAAAAAGCAACTTACAAACCTGTTAAAACACCTTTTCAATTTATTAACACTCCAGCAAATTTAATAGCTGGTTTTGGTTTTGAAAAAAATAAAGCTTTTTTTGCAAAAAGAGTTGCAGGTAAATATGGTTATGGTTACAGCGAAGAAGAGATGAAAAGATATATGAAAGACAGAATGGCAGGAAGAGTTAATGCTGTTGGTAGACCATTAACGGAATTTGAAAAAACATTAATATATGGTGAGGGTGGTCCAGACCCGAATAATTTAATTGCTGAACAAACAACGCCTCCGGGCACGGTTCCACCAGGTACAACACCTCCAGGTACAACACCTCCAGGTACAACACCATCTCCATTTTTACCTGCAACAAATTTTAATCAATACGATACAGATCAAGCTAATAAAGCATATATGTTATCACTAGGAGTTGATCCTAGAATGTTTGCAGCAGACGGTGGAAGAATGGGTTATGCAGGTGGTGGTATAGCAGATTTAAGACAAGGGTATTTTTTAGGTAAGTTAGTTAAAAAAGTAACACGTGGTGCTAAAAAAGTTTTAAAATCACCATTTGGTAGAGCTGCCATAATGGCTGGTCTTGGTGCTTTTGGACTTAATAAATATGGACAAGGTGTGAACTTTATGGATAAATTAAAAAATCTTGGTAGAATAGCTTTTTTAAATAAAGACGCAACTCAATTTACAAAAGCTAACATAAATCCTTTTAAAATTTTTGGTGGTATAAGTGCATTATCTGCTTTACCATTATTATTTGGAACAGGAGATGAAGAAGGAAGTATGGATGGTTACCGTGGTGAAGGATTAGATATAAGAGGTATAAGAGGAGACGTTGCTAAACGTAATTTAAACCCTATAGATTATCCATTTATGCCACAAGAATATTATATGGCTAATGGTGGAATAGCAGGTGCAAGAACATCTGCATTAAATCAATTATATGGAATAGATGATGACGAAGACGAAGTTAAAAAATTATCACAAGGTGGTAGCGCAGGTTTACCTCCGGTAACAATGATGTCAGAAGGTCAAAACATACAATCGTTTCCAGATGATGAATCTACAGGTATGGTTCAAGCAACACCACAAAATCAAATGCCTATGCCAATGAGACCACCAATGATAGATCCTAGAATACAACAACAAATGATGATGTCTAGAAGCATGAGTCCTATGATGAACCCTATGATGAACCCTATGATGAGAGGTATGCCTATGATGGGTGGTAGAATGTTGGCTCAAGAAGGTGGTATAATGATGGCTTCAGTAGATGAACCTTTTTATAGAAGCGGTGACGAAGATGAACATTCTTTTAGAATGTTTAATAAACCTTACAAAGAATTAAATGCAGAGGAGCTAGAAGAATTTAGAGAAGAGATGATGAGACTAATGAATAAATTTTCTTCAGCACCTGATCCTATGGATACAAGAAATGATATGATGCAAAATCTTGCAATAGATAATTTTGGTAAACCTTTAAAAGATTTAACTGAAGAAGAAATAATTCAAATAGAAGAAATGATGGATGATATGGATCAATATTCAATGGCTAGACCAAGAGTCATGGCTCAAGAAGGTGGAATGATGGACATGGGTGGTATGGAAAAAGATTATAGAAACGAAGGTGGTTTTGTAGCTATTGGTGGTCAAGAAAGAGCAGATGATGTTCCAGCAAGACTATCAAAAAATGAGTTTGTATTTACTGCAGATGCTGTTAGAAATGCAGGAGGCGGAGATATAGATAAAGGAGCAGAGATCATGGAGAACATGATGGAGAATTTAGAAGCAGGTGGTAAAGTATCTCAAGAATCACAAGGATTAAAAGGTGCTAGACAAATGTTTCAAACATCACAGAGATTGGAAGAAGTATTATAATGGCTATAACAGAACAACGAAATTTACCAGCAAAGTTTATAGAAGATGTTGGAAAAGATTATGCAACACAATTAACTGCAGCAACAGCTGCACCACTTGATACAAGTAAATTTGCACCAACAGTTGCAGGTCAAACAGCATTACAACAACAAGCAACGGGATTAACCACTGCAGGTATTGGTTCTTACCAACCATTTTTAACAGCAGCACAACAAGCAGGTGCAACAGCTGGAACTGGTTTAGGTTTAGCACAAACAGGATTAGGAATTGCAGGTCAAGAATTAACTGGAGCAGGGACAGCTCTTGGCACAGCAGGCACAACGACTGCAGGAGCACAACCTTTTATTGGTGCAGCAGGCACAGGATTAACACAAGCAGGTACAACACTTGGTGGTGTGTCTCCATTTATTAGTGCAGCGGGAACTGGACTTGGAACTGCAGCAGGATTAACTGGAACAGGTGCAGGAACTGGAGTTGGATCAATACAATCTTACATGTCGCCGTACCAACAACAAGTTATTGATACATCATTAGCAGAATTTGACAGACAAGCAGCAGCTAGACAACAAGCAATATCAGATCAAGCTGTAGCACTAGGTGGTTTTGGTGGAGGTAGAGAAGGTGTTATGCAATCAGAATACCAAACACAGTCAGATAGAAACAGAGCAGCGTTACAAGCACAATTACAAGCTCAAGGATTTAGTCAAGCACAAGCAGCAAGACAAGCAGATTTACAAAATCAAATGATGTTATCACAAGGTCAATTAGGATTAGGTCAAGCAACATCTGGTTTAGCTGCACAACAAGCACAACTTGCACAAGGTCAATTAGGATTAGGTCAAGCACAACTTGGTTTAGGTCAAGCACAAGCAGCTCAAGCAGGTCAACAGGCAGGTATGGCAGGTCAAAGAGCAACGCTTGCACAACAACAAGCAGGATTAGGTCAAGCACAATTAGGACTAGGTCAATACCAAACAGGATTAGGTGGAGCGTTACAAGGATTCCAAGGAACAGATATAGCAAGAGCGGGTCAGGTGGGCGCCGCAGATCAAGCTCAAACACAAGCTGTATTAGATGCCTTGAGAGAACAAAACAGATTAGCTGCATACGAACCGTTAGAAAGATTAGGTATCTTCGGTCAAGGTGTAACTGGTCTAATGGGAGGATACCCAGCACAATATCAATTTACATCGCAGCCTAATGCATCTCCATTAGCATCGGCTCTTGGAATAGGATCAACATTAGGTGGTATCTACGGCAATGTAATGGGAACAAAGAAATCATAATGAATAGAACTTTAAGAAGACCGATGTTTAGAATGGGTGGTAGCACCGAAGGTATTACATCTGGATTAGATATGCCTAAAACAAATGTATCAAGACAAAATTTTAAAAATGGTAATTCTGCTGAATATAAATCACCACTAGGATTAAAATTTACTGAAATGGATTTAAGTAGATTTAAAAATCAAAATAATAATGATATGGAGTCTAGATATAAACGTGCTATGGATTTTATAGAATCTAAAAGAACACCAAGAACAAATGATTTAAATGATTTTTTAATTAGCATGGGATTAGATTTGGTATCAAGACCTACATCAGGAAATATATTTGCTGACGTTGCAACATCAGCTAAAGGTCCTTTTGCACAAATGCAAGCTGCAAAAGCATCAAGAGCCGCGGACCAAGATAAATTATCACAAGCTTTAGTAGGTGATATTATGGAACAGATGAGTAAAGAAGATATTGCAAGAATTAAAGCTAAAAGTGAAGCAGGTAAAGGAACAAAACAATTTGAGTACAAAGGTAAGTATGAAGATTACCAAGCTTTGTTAAAGACACAAAGAACTTTAGAAGATCAAAAAACCAAATTAGAAGAACAAAAAACAATTGCAGAAAAAGAATCATTGGATCCTGCAAATGAGTTTGCTATTACCACAGACACAACTGCAATAGATTTACAAATTGAACAAATAAATAAACAAATAGAAGACAATGCTAAATTACAAGCATTGTTTATAGATAAAGAAGAAGATCAAGTTAGGTCCGCTATACTTAAAGGTATAGCTAATGGTGTGTTTACTTTTGACGATCTTGTTGTTTATGATGAAACAGGTGTACCGCCAAGAGATGAAAATGCTGACGGTGGTAGAATAGGTTATCAACAAGGCAACATGGTACAACCAAACACAATGCAAGCAGCAATGCCCACGGACCAAGGATCAACACAAGATAGTGCAGTGCAAGATTTAACTTATGAAGAATTAAGATCTAGACTTCCAGAATCTATTACAAATGATATAGTACAATTAATTGCAAATAGCCAACAAGCGTTGGTAGAGTTTGCAAATATACAAACACAACAAGACGTAAAAGAATTCAATAGAAAATACGAAGTTAATTTAGTATTACCACAGGAGGCGTAATGGCTTCAAACACTCCGTTTAAATCTAAACAGGATACAGAATACAGCATTGATAAAGACACTGTTAATGCAATTATTAAAAAAAGATTTAATACAAAAAAGAAACCTAAAAAATTTACATGGAAAGGTTTATTTGATGCTACAGCTATTTTAGAAACTAATCCATTTAGTCCTAGAAAATTAGAAAGAATAAAACAATTAATGGAAGGCAGTGAAGCTAATGAAAAAGATTACATAGATACATTTGAAGATTTAGAAAAAGGGTTTTACTCTGGTGTACAAAAATTAGGTTATGCTATTGGTGATCTTGCAACAGCAGGTATAGATTTAACTGTAGGTAGAATAGGAGATACTAATCTTAATGAAAAACTTACAGAAGTTTATGAAGAAAATAAATTAAAAGAACCCGAAGCTTTAACAGGTAAATTAGTTGAAGTATTAACACAATATGGTGTGCCAGGTAGTGCCGCATTTAAAATTACAAATAGATTAAGAAAATTATCTTTAGCTAAAAAAGCAAAAGCTGCAAGTGCTGCAGCGATAGGCACAACTGCTACTAATATAGCATCAAAGTCTGGTGTCATGGCAACTGCATTTGGTATTACAGATTTTTTAGCAACAGAACCTGGTAGAGGAAACATAGTTTTAAAAGAAGAAGATACAGAAGGGTTGTCAGGCACAGATTTAGCAGCAGCTAGATTTAAAAATAGATTAAGATTTGGTGCGGAAGGTGCAACTATTGGTGCTGGTTTTAGTTTGTTAGGTAAGCCTGCATCCATTGGATTAAAATATGGTTTGTTTAAACCACTTGGTGTTGGTATGAAAGGAGTGGGTAAAGTTGTAGGCGGAGCTTCTTATTTATTATCTAAAGATCCTGTTGTTATACCAACTATTGCTAAAAAATTATCACAAGGAACAGCTTATGGTTTAGAAAAAATTATATCTCCTGTGCTTGTAGGTAAAATGCCATTTAAAACACAACTACCTGACTTTGAAAAATGGAGAATGTTTTCTGTAAATTCCAATGATCCATTAAAAGCAAGATTAAAAAAATTTGATAACGTTTTATCATGGTTTAGATCTGTAGGTAAGAATACTAATCAACAGTTTACATTATCATCAAGAGCAGCAAGAGAAATAAAAGCACGATCTAGAACTATAGAAAAATATTTAGAGTCTATTGAAAAAAGAGCTTATGAGTTAGCAAAAGGAAACAAAGATTTATACAATACAAATACAGTATCCCCATCTAGTCAACAACATTATTTGGATCAAACATTAGATTATTTAAAAGGTAAGATAAGATTAAATCAATTACCAGATACTTTGCAAGAGAGTGCAAAAAATTTAAATAAAGAAATGATGCAAATTAAAAAAACGTTTGGTAATTTGTTACCAGAAAGTGAATTAAAAAATTATTTATTAAAAAATATAAGCACATACATGCGTAAATCTTTTTCTGTATTTACAGATCCAACATTTAAACCTGATAAAAAAGTATTTGATGGTGCTGTAGATTTTATGTCAAATCTTATTAAGAACAATAGAGATTTAAGAAGAGCTGCTTTAGACGAACCAGCACATGCAGGTTTTAAACCAGAAGCTAAAATTAAAAAATTTGGAGAATCCCTTGTACAAAAAATATTATATGAAGGTAAACACAATAATGGAGATCCATTAGAATTTTTAAAAAGAGTGGCTAAACAAAATTTAAGATTAAAAGATGTTGTACGAACAGGTGATGAGTTACCGGACGCTATTAAAAAATTATTAGGTGAAGAGAATAATTTAAAAGCAGCAGTAATGACTACAACTTCACATGCAATTACACAGGCAACTAATAAAAAATTATTTGATCGTGTTGCTGCATTAGGTATTAAGGAAGGTTGGTTGTTTAAAGATGAAGCAAGAGCAAATGCAAGAGGTATATTAGATGCAGAAAAAATTAAACACGTACCTGGTCTAGGATTTTTAGGATCAAGATTAGATAAATTATTTGGGTCAAGACAAGTTGCAGAAGCAATGAGAGGTACACCTGGTAAGTTAGATGGTGCCATTCAAAATGCTGCATACAGAGGAATACTACAAATAAAAGTTGCTACACAGTTTGGTAAAACTGTATTATCTCCAGCTACACAAGTTCGTAACGTTACATCGGCAAGTTTATTTCCGCTAGCAAATGGCCACATAGGTGGAGGCGCATCTGTTACTGAAGCATTTAGAATGACATTAGATGATATATTTGGTGCAGGAAAAGTTTTAGATGAAAAAGTATTAATAGATAAAATAGAAGATAAAATTAGAA